CTGAAGCGTTTGCCAGTAGTCATGTTTCAAGCGTCACAGCGTGTGGTGCTGAAATTCATCGACTTCAAAGATGCCAAGCGCCGAACCAAGAAAGAATTCGCACTGGCAATGATGCAAGCCAACACCATGAAAGACAAACACGGTTTGACATCAGAAGCAGACCGCAAAGCATGGGCGCAGAACAGCAAGAATGTCGAACAAGCGGAAATCGCTGAAATCCAAGCAGAAGCCGAATATCGGATGGCTGAATTTCACTTCAACGCATACGACAATCTATACATGGCTGTGAAGAAGATGTCTGACATGCGAATGGCTGAAAACGCCGCACAAGAAAGGGCAAACCGATGAAATATTGGGATGTGAAATCAACACCAGTGTTTCCAGATGAACCACCAGAACGGCATCAGATGCGCAAGTGGTTGTCGCAAATTCCACATGGCGGTATTGTTGGCAAACTGGCTGTGCTTGTGTGCTATAATCGAGAATGTCCAGAACGGTCATTCGTGATTGTCGAGGGCATCCAATAATATGAATATTGACTATCGAAAAGTGTTCTTGGCGCTGGTAGCGGCAATCATCATCGCAGTACCAACCGCATCAGCTTTCAAGAACCACAACCAACAGATTGAAAACGAACGGCAGCAAAAAAGCCGTCTTCAGCTTGACATCAAGAAGAAAGACACTGAACTTCAACAGTCGCAAGACCAGCTGAAGCAGAAGTCAGATGAAGCCGAACAACTGAAGCAACAGAACGAACAGCTTCAGAAAGATTTGCAAGCCAAACGTGAACGGCAAGCAAACGAAGCAAGATTGGCGGCGGCACAGGCATCAAAACCAGCCGCCGTTGCTGTTGGCGGTGGTTGTGAATCATACCGACCACTTGTCCAGAAATACTTCGGCAGCGCCACACCAGCGGCAATGATAGTGATGCAGAAAGAAAGCGGTTGCAATCCGAACGCTGTGTCACCAACAAACGACCATGGATTGTTTCAACTGAATCAAATGGCAATATACGACCCAGAAGCAAACATCCGTGCAGCATACGCCAAATATGTGTCACCACGCAGGGGTACAAATCCAAACTGGTCAGCATGGTACGCTGTATGTACACCGAATCTTGTGCCAAAATACGATGGCATCTGGTGTTCGTAAACATAAACAGATAGAATAGTTTCATGACGATAGAAACGCCGACATCATTCCGACCTTTCACTTCTCGTGAATTGCATATCGTCATTCGGAACTGGTGTCGGCTTTTCTGTCTTCAAACATAACCACAAAGTATGGTAAACTATTGACAGCATAGACGATATGCAGAAAGCGAGGGTTTCTCAAATGTCAAAACAACCAAAGAAAAAAGCTGAAGTGCCGAAAGCTTCAGCCAAAACGAAGAAAGCAATTCGTTTCTATAATGGCAAGATACCAGCCACGGATTTGCTGGAAGAAGTAGGCACAAAGAAGTTTCAAGTCAGCAACCATGTTGCCACAGCCAATGAAAAATTCTTCAACTGGATTGAATCAAAGCCATGGGGCAAATGGATTGCACTGACAGCCGTGACAGCACTGATTGTTGCCGTTGCATATTGGGGTATAAAGCAATGAAGCAACGTCTTTTGAAAGCTGTCGGATTGGCGCTTGCACTAGCTGGCGCATTCGGCGCTGGCATGTGGTTCATGTACTTCATGATGTGGACTGATGTTTTCACCAAGTTCATTGAAATGGCTGAAAAGGTGACAAAATGAAAATCGCATTTCTTGGCAATTTCCAAGTGCCGTTCACCAGCGAATCGCACTACGCAAAAACATTCGAAAAACTTGGTCACCAAGTCATTCGATTACAAGAACCAATGGTCACCACAGACCGCATCTACCAAGTCGCTATGGCATCAGACATGTTCTTTTGGGTTCACACACACGGCTGGACATTAAAAGGCAACAGAACGATGACAGAAGTCTTGCGCAAGCTTGACCGACACAATATTCCAACCGTGGCATATCATCTTGATTTGTACATGGGTTTGCGCCGCTGGACTGAATACGAAGACCACGAATACTTCAAAGTGAAACACTTCTTCACCGTTGACAAACTGATGGCTGATTGGCTGAACGAAAAGACCGACACAATCGGTCATTATTTGCCAGCTGGCGTGTTTGAAGATGAATGCTACATCGCACAGAAAGACGCACGCTTTGAATACGATGTCGTGTTTGTCGGTTCGAAAAAGTACCATCCAGAATGGCAGTATCGACCACAGCTTGTGAACTGGCTTGAAAAGACATACGGCAGCCGATTCGCACACTTCGGCAATGACGGCAAGCATGTCGTGCGTGGTGATGAACTCAATCGTGTGTACGCATCAGCCAAAGTTGTTGTCGGTGACACGCTGTGTCCAGACTTCACATACCCTTTCTATTGGTCAGACCGTGTGTACGAAACCACAGGGCGTGGCGGTTTCATCATTCATCCATACATCGAGGGGCTGGAAGAATCATTCAATCTTGAAACGACCATCAACACAGAGAATCTGAAGCACGAAGTCGAATCACCACAGGAATTGCAAACATACAAGTATGGTGATTTCATCGGCTTGAAAAACACGATTGATTTCTTTCTGTCACACGATGCAGAACGTGAATTCGTTCGAATGGCTGGTCATGAGCGCACGAAGCGTGACCACACATACACACAGCGTCTTCACACGATTATTGAAACAGTAAAGGGGAAATCATGAACAACATCTTGAAAGTGCCAGCACACGACCCACGGTTCTATTTCAACGTGCGGTCTGATAGCGATTCAGACATGCTGGTCATCCGTGAAATATGGTGCGAAAACGTATATGAAGTCTTTGACGGTGATTTGTCTGACACTGGCATCGTCATTGATATTGGTGCAAACATCGGTTCATTCAGCTTGTTTGCCGCCAAACTTGGCGCAAAGAAAGTGATTGCCGTTGAACCAGAACCGCACAACGTTGAATTATTGCGTTCTAACGTTGCAGAAAACCAAAACAACGTTGCAGAATGTGAAATCATCGTTGATACACATGGCATCGCTGGCAAGTCTGGCAATGGGTACATCGACAACAATCACGGTGATTCGAGGGTGTCAGACATCGTTGCACACAACAGTCAAAACGAATACAGCGGCAAAGTACGCATTGATGTGATAACACTTGACCAGCTGTTCAAAAGCCACAATTTGGAATACATTGACGTGCTGAAAATTGACATTGAGGGTCTTGAGGGTGAAGTGATTTTGGCGGCTTCTGAAAGTACGCTGAATCTGTGTCGATACATCACCATGGAATACGACCAGTATTCACAGAACCTTGGTGCAATAGTTGAGAAATTGAGCAAGACACATCAAATCAAGTATGTCGGCAGCAATGGCGGCATGTTATTCGCAAAGAGGTATTAGAAATGAGCAACCGACAACAACGGCGTGACGCCGATTTTGACATCAAAAAGTACATCAAAGCCAGCAACGAAATCGAGGGCATCTATTCTGAAGAAGAAGATGCGCAATCATTGCTTGCATGGGCTTATCTGGACAAGTGCGAAACACTATCACACACCGACATCATGCGTGTCCAAAAAATGATTACACTTCACCAGACAGATTTGCAACCAAATCAACGTGGCTATTATCGAGGTATGGGCGGCAACACCACAAACGTTTCAGTTGGTGGTCGCTATGCGCCAGAATATTCGCTTGTGCCAGAGTTGATGAACAACTGGCTTTTGGACACACCAGAAATGACGCCATTGGTGTCACACATCCGCTTTGAAGCAATCCATCCATTCGCTGACGGCAATGGTCGCACTGGTCGGATGCTGTATTGGTACATTTGCAAGCGCCGTGGCATCAAACCATATCGCTACAATGCAGACACGCAGAAAGACCGTGAACACTACTACCGACTATTTGAACAAGAACGAATCGTGAAGCTTTCCAATACTGGCTGGAAGTTCGACCAGAAAGAAGAACAGTCATGAAAATCGGCTTGCTTGCATATTCAACCGACACTGGACTTGGCAATCAGACACAAGCTTTCTACGACCAAATGAAGCCACACAAGACGCTGGTCGTTGATTTGTCCAAGTTCAACCACATGCCAACACACCACGAACGATACACAGACAATCCATACGGCACTGTGCAAGTCGTTCAAGGCATTCCAGACTGTACAGCCATGAACTGGCTGACAGACGATGTTGATTTGGTGTTCGTGTGCGAAACGCCATTGAACTATTGCTTGATGGAAAAAGGCAAAGCCAAGAATGTGCCAGTCGTGTTGCAGTACAACTATGAATTCTTGGATTATTTGAACCGCAAAGACATTGAAGCGCCAGCAGTATTGGCAGCACCATCAATTTGGCACAAAAAAGACGTTGAATCACTTGGAATCGCACCAGTGCTTGATTTGCCAGTGCCAACAGACGCATCTGTCATCGTTCAGAGGGAAATAAGTGAATGTCGCACAATATTTCACATTGCTGGAAAGCAAGCAATTCACGACAGAAACGGCACAATGACGTTCATCGAAGCCGCCATGAAGTGCGGAAACAAATTCAAATACATTGTCTATGCGCAGCAACTTGACGGCACAACCGAAACATTGATTGAAAAAGCCAAAGCCAAAATTGATTTGACAGTCGTTGAAAACGTTGCCAACTACATCGACATGTACAAAGACGGTGACGTGCTTGTGTTGCCAAGAAAATACGGTGGGCTGTGTTTGCCGATGCAAGAAGCTTTGGCGGCTGGAATACCAGTCATCATGCCAGACATCGAACCAAACGCATACAGGTTGCCAAAACAATGGCTGGTGCAAGCGCATCGTGAACGGTCATTCATGACACGCACCGAAATCGACATCTATGAAACAGATGCCAACTTTTTGGCGTTCAAGATGTGCGAATTTGCTGACAGTCAATTCATGAGTTGGTCAAACAAAGAAGCATTGGAAATTGGAAAGGGGTTGTCATGGAAAAATCTGAAACCATACTATCAGACAGTATTCGAACAGATAGTCGCATCAACAGCATCTTGATTGCCATTCCGCTGTCACGCAAGTGGGCGGTTGAAATGCAAGTCCAGCAGATGGTCGCATTGCATCAATTCAATGACATCAAAATGCACGTTCTATTTTTCATTGACAACGTTGATTTGCCAGCACATTACGTTGAAGACCGTTGCAACTACTACGAACTGACGATTCCATACACGATTGTGAACACAAAGCGCAAAGCACCGCATGAAATCCGTCTGTTCTATCGGCGTGACCGCATCACCGAAATGCTGACGCTGATGCAAGACACCATCCGCAAGATGCCAGAACAATACGAAATGCTGTTCATGGTCGAAGATGACACCAAAATCGAACAAGACACATTGCACAAGCTTCTGAAAGACCACAAGGAACTGACAGACCAGCAAGTCAAAGTCGGAATCATCGAGGGTGTGCAAGTCGGAAGACACGGCATCAGAATGATTGGCGCATGGCGCTGTGATGACTTGGAAAATCCAACCAAGATGGCAACCATACCATACAACCGCAATGGATTCTTCGAAAAGATTGATGGCGGCGGTCTGTATTGCTACATAGTGCCAATGCAACTGTTTCTGGAACATACATTCTACTGGCACGATGAATGCTTTGCACCTGATGTCACATTCGGCATCGAACTTCGCAAAAAAGGGTACACCAACGTCATTGACTGGACTGTTGTCACTGGACACTGTGACCAGAACGGCGGTGTGCTATACCCGAATGATAATTGCACCGTTGCTGAATACGAAAAGCAAAAAAACGGTGAATGGAAGCTGGTCAACAACAAAAGAAAGGGTCAAACATCATGATTGGTCAAGAACAACTATTCACAGAACGTGAACTATTCGAAGCACAAACACCAGAAACACTGGTCGCAATGCAACTGGAAGCACAGCAGCGCATTCAATCGCTTATTGGACAAGTAGCACTGATTCGTGATGTTCTTGACGCATACGGCATCACACAGCCAGCAATAGACATTCCAAGAAAGGTTGAATCATGAAGCAAATCATTCTTCACTTGTGTGCTGACACAGGTTCAGACAGCAAACCATATCAAGACAGCGATGAATACGAAGTCGTGCTTGTTGGTGAAGCAATAGGCGTTGAAAACTTTTCAGTGACCAGATGGCTACACATGAACGGTATGGATGACAATCAAATTGTTGGTGTGATAGCAAATCCAGTATGCTTGGAATTCAGCACAGCACGTCATGGCGGCAAAGCACGCAATCCAGAAGCAGGTATGTTTCTTGTCAAAGAATGCCAGCGAATCATTGAAGAAGCCAAATCATACGGTCATTTGCGCTTTTGGGTGATTGAGAATCCAGCAAAGGGTGTATTGAAGCAATATCTTGGCGCACCAGTCTATCAATACGAACCGTGGTGGTACGGTTCACCATGGACAAAGAAGACAGCGCTTTGGGGTGAATTCAACATTCCTGAACGCATATACACCAATTGGGATGATGTGCCAAAGCTTGATGGATTATACACACGACCAACAAGACCGAAACCATCACTGGCATTCATGCACAAGAACCACGTTCGCTTCATACCAGAGTTTGTTGAAGCAGGATTTGAACCAGACAGTGACATGGAATTCCGTTCACTGTGTAGTCAGAAATTTGCACAAGCATTCTATGCGGTGAACCGATAGAGTACAATGAAGACATAAAGGTGGCAATATGAAAGACGCAAAATCACTATCAATCGACATCACAAGACGAATACCGAAGAAGACCGAATCTGAACCAGTATTCAATCCATACAAGGGGCAAGAATATCGCTTGTTCTTGATTTGGCGCACGTTGCCAGTCACATTGCGTGGAATATCTGTTGACGATGCCGAAAGTCGTGGCGTCAAAGACCCTGAATTGCTTGAGCTTATACAGTTGCGCACGCTTGGTGATTTTGCTGAACGATTCGGAATTCATCGTGACACGTTGACCGACTGGAAAGCAAAGCCGATTCCAGAAGACATGCAGACGTATGATTGGCGCTATTGGGCAAGGGAATTCACACCAGAAGTCGTTCATCATCTATTAGAGGGAATCAGAGAAAAGAAAAAAGCCGATGCCATCAAACTGTGGTTTCAAACAGTTGATGGTTTCGTTGAAGAAACAGCTGTCAACAACAAAGCAACTGATGCACTTGATGCTGTTGCCGAACTGATTGACAGCGTGAACCGAAAGGCAGATTCGAGTGAATCAAGCGACAGCGGAAATCCAGAACAGCAGCAAGAATCTTGATGTCGCAATCTACGCTTCACAAGAAGCCAAGATTCAAGCTGAACGTGATATTTGCAAACGTCTGTGTGCGAAATTCTTCAAAGACGATGACGGCTTGCCATTCCGACTGACAGACGGTCAAGCAGACATCTTCGGCGCAATCGTATTCAAGCAACATCGGCGTGTTCAGGTGGAAACCACCACGCAGTACGGAAAGTCTGAAACCATATCAATGGCAACTCTTTTGCGGTCACAGTCGAAGCGTGAGAAGTGGACAATCATTGCGCCAGACCAAACCAAAGCTGACATCATCATGGGGAAAGCCATTCAGCACATATTCGACCACGAAGTCTTTGTTGACCAAATCATACTGGAAGATATACCGAAAGCTGAAAAGCTGAAGCACAAACGCAACCAAGAAAAAATCACATGGAAGCTTGGCGGTGAAATAAGAACGTTGACAGCTGACGCCAGAAACCGCAAGCGTGTGAAAGAATCACTGACTGGTCAAGGTGGTCGGAACATTATTGAAGACGAATCAGCACTGATGCCAGATGACTTGCAAGCAATGGTCATGCGTATGCTTGGCGGTCACAAAGATTCGTTCTTGATGAAAATCGGCAATCCGTTCTACAACAACCACTTCGAACGCACCAGCAAGTCAAAGCGATACCACAAAATCCGCATTGATTGGCATCAAGCTGTTGCAGAGGGGCGCTACACATTGGACTTCATTGAAGAAATGAAAGCCGAACCATTCTTTGACATCCTGTATGAAGTCAAGTTTCCACCGAAAGATGATGTGGTCACTGGTGGGTATCGAAGACTATTTCCAGATGACATGATTGAAGCGGCACTGATAACAGAAGCCGAATACCAAGAAATGCTGAAAGACGATGAACTGGCAATCACACTGGATTCTGGTGAACGTGTTCTGAAAGGTGAACGCCGAATCGGAAATGACTTTGCTGGTGGTGGTTCAGACCGCACGTCATCCGTCTTCAGAACGCCAAAGGTGATGCGCTTGCTATACACCAACAAAGAAGCCGACACAATGCAACAGGTTGTCAAAGTCAAAGACACACGCAATCAATATGAAGTAGCATCAGAAAACGTTGCCAATGACTATGGTGGTCTTGGTCAGGGTATATCAGACCGACTGTATGAACTAGACATCTATGTGAACAAAGTCATGTTCGGCGGCAAGTCACTGGATTCCAAGAAGTACAAAAACAAGCGTGCTGAAATGTATTTCCAATTCAAACAATGGCTGGAAGATGGCGGCAAGATAGTTGATACTGAAGACGGTGACTGGCAAGAATTGGCAGCTGTCTATTACAAGACAGACAGTTCGTCACGATTCCAGATTGAGCCAAAAGAAGATTTGAAGAAGCGTCTGAAAGAGTTGAACATGACCATCACTTCACCAGACGTTGCCGATGCTGGCGCACTGACATTCGCAGACAATTCTGAAATAATAAGTGATGACGATTTCGAAGTAGTTTGATGTATACTAAACATTAGAAGAAAGTCAAGGGTTCAAAAAAACGATATGGGAAAAATCACAAATTCAATCAGACAAGGAATACAAAGGGCATTCGCAAGCGCTGGTGAATCATTCAGCACATGGATGACAACAGCATCAAGGTATCGTGCAAAGCGTCAATTCTTGCGCTTATACCGTGGCATTGTGTGGGCTTGCATCAACGCAATCGGTGACGATGTTGCAAAATACCAGCCGATATTCAACCGCAAAGACAACCGAAACGGCAAGCTGACACAGGTTCAGCACGAATTCATGCAAGTGCTTGAACGACCAAACAGCCGAATGACCAGCAAGTTTGATTTGTTCTTCGCAACACAAGCGTTCATTGAACTGGTTGGCAACGCATACTGGTATCTATCAGTTGAAGAAAAAAGCCGCAAGGTGCGTGAAATCTATGTCATGCGACCAGACCGTGTGAAGATAGCAACCGACAAGAAGACTGGTGATGTCATTGGCTATACATTCCGTGACGATAGCGGAACAGAAATTCCACTTGATGCTGACGAAGTGCAGCACTTCAAAACGTTCAATCCAGAAGATGACTACCAAGGAATCGGAACTGTTGAAGCTGGCATCATCTACATTGAAACCGAAGAAGACAGCGCAATATTCCAGCGCAACTTCATCAAGAATCAGGCATCACCATCAGGTATTCTGACAATCAACGGCAAGATTGAAAAAGAACAGTTCAACAAAGTCAAAGCACAGTGGAAAGAGAAAACAGAGGGGCTTGCCAATGTCGGCAAGACTTTGTTCATTCGTGGTGCTGATGCTTCATTCACAAAGATTGGTCTGTCACTTGGTGACTTGGACATGGAAAAGCTGAAGACATTGACCGAAGACAAAATCATGAAGATGTTTCGTGTGCCGAAAATCATTCTTGGTGAAACAGACCAGCAAGGATTGGGGCGTGGCAACGCTGAAACAGCTGACTATGTATTCGCAAGCCGAACAATCGAACCAAAGCTTCTTCGCATAGATGACGGCATTCAGAACATTATTCGGCGCAACTTCAAAGACACCAGCATGGTGATTGAACACGTTTCGCAGATTCCAGAAGACCAAGACCGCAGATTGAACGAAGAAGACAAGCTGGTCAACCGTGTGATGACTGTGAACGAAGTTCGAAAGTTGCGTGGCTTGCCAGAAGTCAAGGGCGGTGACAAGCTGTATGTCGGATTCAACCAAGTACCAATTGATAGCACTGGAAGTGATAACAGTGCAAGCGCATCTGTCGGAAAGAAGATTGTGCTGACGGTTGCAAAAAAGGATGCAACCGACCAGAGTTTTTTTCGTCAACTAGACAAAATTGATGCCAAGGTAGTCAAGAAATACAAGTCAGATTTCAAGAAAGATTTGCGTGCGCAACGTGACGAAGTGATTTCAAAGCTTGCCGCATACGCAGCATCAGTCAAAGACATGGGTGCTGACATGGTTGCCAAAGCTTATGAAGAAATCATGCCAAATGAGCAGGAAGAAGCCGAAAAGTCACTTGAATGGTTGATTCCATTGATGCTTCTGGCTATTTCAGAGGGCGCAGACACGGCGCTGGCGCTGATGAACGTGGAAGATGACTTCATATTCAGTACAACCGCACAGAACGCCGCAAAAGACGCAGCACGGCGTGTGATGCAGGATTTCACGTCACAGACAGTCGAAAAGCTGAAAGCCGAAATCGCAGCTGGCGTCAATGCTGGTGAAAATCTGGAACAGCTGACAAAGCGTGTTCAAAAGCTATACGATGACGCTATTGGCTGGCGCACAGACCGTCTTGCTGATAGCGAATCACACAAGAACATCAACAAGGGCGTTCAGCTTGGATTCCAGCAAGCAGGGGTCAAAAAGAAAGTCTGGCGTGCGCTTGGTTCAAATCCATGCCAATACTGTCGTGCAATGGATGGCACAATCATCAACGTTGAATCAGCGTATGTGCCAAAGGGCGGCACAATGGTCGGTGAAGATGGCGGTGAAGTCGTTCAAGATTACGATGCAATAGAAAACGCACACGCACACGCAAACTGTCATTGCTGGCTATTTCCAGCGGATTGAAGTTGAATGATGGACAGACATCACATCATCCATACACGAAAGCACTGGTCAACCAGTCCAGAAGCACGGCGCATCAGAACAGAACCAATGTTGATGCCAGTGCTTGAACGTGATGTGCATGAAGCGATACACCGCTATTGTCCACCAGTGCCATTGCTTGGTGACTACGCATTGCGCCAGACGGTTGCCAACTTTGAACCGAATCCAAACAGTGTGGCTGGTACAATCGACAATCTTCTGTTTGCCATTGAAGCTTCAGCACGACATCCAAGGGCGCACCAAGTCGAACGTGAATTGTGTCAGCTTGCAATATACGCAATCGAAACACAGAAAGGGTTCATCGAATAATGGAAATGCGCCGCTTTCATTGTCCAGAATGCCAGCGTCTTTTGTTCAAAGGATTCTTCGCTGACATTGAAATCAAGTGCAAGTGCGGTGAATTGGTACGCATGAAAGTCTATACCGAAAGCGCACTGATGTTGACAACCGACAACACAAGCGATATGATTGCAACTGTAAAGCAATCAAATGAGGGCATCGACCCCGATTGTGAAACAGATTCGGCTTGATAGTCATTTGTTTCACATCGGGCTTTTTTATATCAAAGGGGAAAGGGAAAAACTAAAATGAGCAGCACAGCAATAGCAGCAACATTCGCAGGGTTCGGCATCGAAAAGACAGCCGATGAAAAGATTCATTGCGGCGCAGTCATTGAAACCGCAACCAAGACCGTCGAGAAAGACGGCAAGTCTGAAGTTGTTGCAATTGAACGTGCAACAGGCAAGGCGCTTGCATACGGTGAATTTGAAACCGTCGTGTCAAACAGTAGCGAAGACCGCTACTTCGAAAAGATTCTTGTTGAGGGCATCGACCTGAAGCAAATCAAGCGCAACCCGACTGTTCTTTGGGGTCACGACTATTCTGGTCTACCTATTGGCAAAATCACCAAGATTTGGGTTGAAGACGGCAACTTGATGGCACGCATCAAATTGGCTGTTGAGAAATACGACTTCGCAAAACAAGTCTATGATTTGATTCTGGATGGCGTCATCAACGCTGTATCACTTGGTGGACAGGTGAAGCAATGGTCTGACGACTACATGACAATTGAAAAGCTTGAACTGTATGAAGTTTCTGTCGTGCCAGTTGGCGCACACCGTGATGCGCTTATCACAGCCAAGACAGTTGGCAAAGACAAAGCCGCCGCACTTCGCAAATCATTCGCTGACTTCGAACAAGAAGCAATGGTTGACAAAATCAAAGCAATGCCGCAAGATGAAATCAAATCGCACATTGCATCATTGAAAGCACTTACTTCGGCACTGGAAACCGCATATGCAGCATCCACGGACACCGAAGAAGACGATGATGACAAAGCCACGAAAGTGAAAACTGTGCGCCGTCTTGTTCTCGTTCGCAGCAATGCGAAAGCAGTCGATAAAGTTTCCGAACTTTTGATTGCATCAATCAACAATAAACTCAAAGAGGGGTAAACGATATGTCCAAGCAGGAACAAATCGAAACTGTACTTGACGACGAAGCTGTGAAAGCAATTGCAGCCGAAGTCGCAAAAGGTATGGGCGACACCATCAAGTCAACTGTTGACGAAGCTGTCAAAGCAGCTATGCCAGCAGAACCAGTCGTCAAAAAGAACGTAAGCACCAAGGGTGCAGAGGGTGACACGCCATCGAATGATGACGACGACACCGAAGACGAAGCGACGAAAGCACTGAAAGCGCTTTCACCAGCCGCACGTCTTATGCGTTCAGCAATCGCATTGTCAAAGGGTGACCGCAGCACGCTGAAGTCACTGAACGCTGTTGCCATCAGCAACATCGAAAAAGCAGGCTATGCGTCAAGTGATGTCAACGCTGACGGTGGCTACATTGTTGCAGACCCAGAGTTCGAAGCGGAAGTTGAAAAACTTGCAAACGACTATGGTGTTGCATTCGTTGAAGCAGATGTTCGAAACATCAGCACCAACGCCATCAAGACCAACAAGCGTGGTTCGAATGTGACCATGTACGAAACTGGTCAAGGTGCAAAAAAGCGTGGTACTAAACTGACCATCGAACGAATTCTTGTTGAGCTTCGCAAGTTTGCCGCAATTGCTATCGCAACCGACGAACTAGTTGAAGACGCAGCCATCGACTTTTGGGCTGAAGTCACACAAGGTTTTGCAGAGGAACGTGCAAGAATCGCTGATGAACTTGTGTTCACCGACGACGGCGGCAGCCTTTACAACACAAGTGGTGTTGGTACTGGTATTCTTGAAACCGCTGGTGTCGCAGTTGAAACAGTTGGTTCAGCCATCACCGACATTGATTGGGATGACCTGTTGAACGCTGAAGCCAAAGTGCCAACAGCAAGCGCAAAGAATGGCAAGCACTACATGCACCGTACTGTTTGGAACATTCTTCGTCAGGGCAAATCGTCTGGTTCTGGTGAATACCTATTCCCATTGAACGCTGGACTTCAAACGCCATGGGGTACGCCTGTTGTCTTGGTTGATGTTCTACCAGCAGCCACAGAGGGCGGTTCAAATAACGGCTACACCGTATTTGGCGACCTGAAGCGTGTCAAGCTATACGTCAAGCGTGGACTTGTTCTGACAGAGGGCAAAGAAGCCACTGTCACTGATGCAGATGACGAAGAAGTCAATCTGTACGAACAGGACATGTCAGCACTTCGTGCCGTCACACGCATGGTTGCGCTTGTCAAATTCCCTGAAGCATTCTGTGTCATCGGCACTGGTACTGTTTCCTAATATCAAAATAAGTAAGTAGAGAAAGGAAACACATATCATGGCGAATATTGCAAACGTGCGAATCGGTGACTGTGACGTCTTCTTGAACGAAATCCATCTTGGTCACACCAAAGGTGGTGTCGAATTCACTTTCGAACGTGAGTTTGAAGACTTAACTGTCGACAAGTACGGCAACATGCCAATTGATATGGCACTGACTGGTCAGAATTTGCTTATCAAAGCATTCTTGGCTGAAGTGACGAATGACAACTACAATGTTGCCATTCCAGAGGGCGCATATGCACTTGGTAGTCAAGACGACAAGCTTGGGCTTGGACGTGACGCAGGCTACCTATTGCGACAGGATGCGAAGCCATTGCGCTTGCACCCACGCAACCGTGCAGCAAACGACCTTTCTGAAGACATCTACATTTGGCTTGCGGCGTCAGTTGAAAACGTCGAAATGGGCTTCAAGATTGACGAACAACGTGTTCTTGAAACCACATTCCGTGCATTCGTTGACGAATCACAACCAGATGGCAGCCGTCTTGGTCGCATCGGTGCTGAAGCTATTTCGTAAGAAGTAGCATATCAGGCAGCAAAGAGGGGTCGGAAACGACCTCTTTTTGTTTGTGCTTTTGTAGTATAATTTGATTATGGGTACAATCGACGAAGCATTGAAGCGCCGCAAGGCAATCAGCCAAGAACAAATCACACACCGTGCGATACTTGAACCTGAATTGACCCGAAAGCCACAACCGTCGAATGAACAGCAAAAAAGAAAGAGGGTGACAAATGGCATACGCAACAAAAGCAAGCGTTGAATCAGCACTTGGACGACCACTGACAGCCAGCGAAGAAGCTGGTTTGAATTCATTATTGGCGGCAGTTGATACATACATCAACAAAACCATTGGCACGTCATTTGAAACCCCGACTGAAGCCACACGATACTATGACGTTGAACGCAGCCGCATGGTTGACGTTGACCCATTTGTCGTTGCAGATGACAAGCCACTTCGGGTGTTCTATGTGGACGCCGACGAAAATCCAGTTGGCAGCGATGTCGACACAAGTGACTATGAAGCACGACCACGCAACGAAACCGTCAAGACATGGCTTCAGCGCCGTTCAGGGTATTGGGGTTCTGGTTGCCCATCCAATGTGACCAACTTGGCTGTCAAAGCGTTCTTCGGCAGGGGTGACGCACCAGCAGACATTCAGTACGCAGCATCATGGCTTGCAGCGCAATCAATCAGCGCACAACTTGGTATGTCATTATCAGTGAAATCAGAATCAATTGAGGGGTACAGCCGCACGTTTGCCGACATGACGAAAGACAACGTGCAGATTTCCGCAATCTTCGACAACTATCATGAGGTTCTTATCGGATGATTGACGGCTATCTTGTCGACCAGTGCGAAGTGATAGCCACCACCAGAAACGATTTTGGTGATGAAGTAGAGGGCGTCACAGCCGTTTTGCCATGTCGATGGCGTGACATCACGCTTGTGCGCCGTGGAAGCCACGAAGACACGTCTGACGCATCTTCATTGGTACACTTGGCAGCCGACGCACCTGTTGTGCGTGGTTCTATTCTCAAATACAATGGTGAATACTATCAGGTTGATGAAATCACCTATGCACGACGACTTGGCGAAACAACTGTTCAATTCATCAAGTGCGGTGTGACCATCACCAATTTGGGGGTTTCATAATGGGCGCATCAGTCAAAGTCGAAAATAAGTTGGCAGCATTCACAAGGGCAAACGAAGCCGCCATGGAACGTGCTTTGGAAAGAATGGGCAATGACATCTTCGTGCTGTCACAGTTCAAAGTGCCATTCAAAGAGGGTACATTGAAAGCCAGCGGTCAACACATGCGCGTGGGTCGGCTTCATCATCGTGTACAATATGGTGAACAGGGTGCGCAAGCATACGCCAGCTATCAGCACCGTGGAATGCGCCGTGACGGTTCACACATCGTTCGTCACTACACAACGGCTGGCACAAACAAAAACTATCTTTCCGATTCTGGAAAGGTGATTTCATCAAAGGCATCAAGCTATTTCAAGCGTGAAGCAGAAAGTGTGAGGGTATAGACATGATTGATGGTGACAATCCAATTGTGAAAGACATCTGTCGATTTCTTGGTGATTACAACACCGCAGGATTGAAGCTTCAGTCACAGTCTGGTGGAAACACACCGACACTGTTTGCTGGTGAATTGCAGCGTGGCGTGAACGGCGTCTTTGCGATTGCCGCACCATCAGAAGAACCAGACAAAGAAACTGGCATCATCTATCAGTCGATTGATTTCTGGTCACGCAACAGCGACACTGGTCAAGGGTTCGTGCATCTATCTGAAATATACAACTTCTTTGACAGGCGTCACCACTATTCAACAGACCACTACTTCATCCACTTCAGCCATTGTGAAACACAAATCGAAGACATGGACAAAGATTCAGAGGGCGCAAAGTTGCTGAAACTTTCCGTTCGTTTTATACTGAATAATACACAAGCAATATCATAGAAAGGTAAATGACGATATGCCAGACAATCCACAACTAGACAACACGTTCGACTTGGACTTGGACACGCTGTCACAAAGCAAGAAACGTGTCAAAATCGGCGGTGAAGTTATTGAGTTTGACCCACCAGCATTGGAAGACTTGATTGAAGTCGCAAAGCTTGGCGGTCAATTACAGAAAATCAAATCACAGCAAGCCACTGGTGATGATGTTGACGCTGAACAGATGTCAGCTGTCATGGACAAGCTGAAAAGCGGTCTTGCTGGCATAGTACCAGAATTGAAAGACCACAAGCTGAACATGCTTCAGCTGATTGCATTGATTGAATTGTTCGTTGATTCAGCACAGCCAGCCGACACCAAGGAACTTGAAAAGCGTGGCATAAAGCTGGATTCCGACCAAAAAAAAACAGTGTCCGACTGATTAAAATGGTAGCGCTGTTCTTGCGCTTCTACCAAGGGTATACACTGTCGCAAGTGATGAAAGAACCAGCACATTGGTTCTTTTCGCTTTTGAACATGGGGCTGAAGTTGGATGCTGAAGAACATTTGAAGCTTCTGGGCGTGGCAGCATACCCACACATGAAACAACAGCAAGCAGCCGAAATCAGACGTGCTTATGTTGACGGAAGTCGTGATATACTTGAAATATTGAAAGATTTCAGTGATAACAGTGGTATTGAGCAACTAAAAAAGGAAATGTGAGAAAGCAAAAATGGCGGAAAAAGTCGGCACAATATACTATGACCTAGACTTGGATGACGCAAAATACAAGTCAAAGGCAAAAGCCGCTGGTGCAGATGCCGACAATTTTGGCGCACGTCTTCAAAACGCTTCACTTCAATTGGCAGCGCTTGGCGCAGCCGCAACACTTGCTTTGACACAGGTTGTCACATACTTGGACAAAGCAGTTGATGCAGCCGTGCGACAGCAAAACGCATTGATGGGTCTTGCATCAGTTGCAAGGGGTACAGGGAACGACATCAACGCAACGACACAAGCAGCCAAAGACTTGGCGGCTGATGGTCTGATGCCGATTGGTGATGCAGCATCGGGATTGAAAAACTTGCTTGCCGCTGGATTCAGCTTGCCAGAAGCCGTTCGTCTGATGAACGCATTCAAAGATTCAGCCGCATTCGGTAGGCAAGGCGCATTGGACTTCGGTCAAGCAATCGTCGGTGCGACAGAGGGTATCAAGAACGGAAACAGCATTCTTGTTGACAACGCTGGTGTGACCAAAAACTTGTCGAACATGCTTGTTGATGCAGGGTACAGCGCACAAGACTTGGCAAAAGCTGGTGACGATGCTGGTGTGCGAATGGCAATCTTCAACGGTATATTGAAAGAAACCAAGAACCAAACAGGTGATGCCGCCAAATTATCTGAATCATTCGGTGGTGCGCAAGCACGCATGAAGACACAAGTCACAAATCTATACGTCGCACTTGGTACAGCGCTTCAACCAGTGCTGACAAAGGTCATGGACGCACTAGCGCCGTTGATAGACAAAATCATGTCATTCGTCAAAGAAAATCCACAGTTGGTTGCCATGATAGCAATTGTCACGACAGTTGGTTTGGCGCTTGTGGCTGTTTTGGGGCTGTTTGGGGCGCTTGTCGGTGCAATTATGAGTCTTGCACCATTATTTGCCGCAATCGGCGGTGTGATAGCTGGAATCACAGCACCAGCGCTTGCAATCGTTGCCGCCGTGATTGGTGCGGTCATTCTGGTTGTCTGGACAATGAAACAGCATTGGGAAACAATTGTTTCATTATTCAATCAATATCTGAAACCAGCGCTTGATTCGATTTGGGCTTCACTGAAGACGCTGTGGTCATCTATCGTCGAACTTTGGAAAGTGCTTGAACCGATACTGATTCCAGTGTTGAAAGTTTTGGGCGTGATTCTTCTGGTCGTTCTTGGTGCAGCCATTGCCGCAGTTGTCGCATCTGTATGGGTTGCAATCAATGTCTTGAACATCATCATCAATGTGTTCACATGGCTGGTACGCACAATCATTGGTGCGGTAGTTGGCGCATGGAACGCCATTCGTGATTTCTGGAACAATACGGTCAACGCATTCAACAGCATCAGAAACGCCATTTCAAACGCTATCAGTGGCGCAATCAGCGCAATCAGCAATTTCATCGGAAGCGCCGTCAATGCTGGTCGTGACCTGATAAACGGTCTTGTGCGTGGTATCGGTGATGCAAAGAACGCAGTCGTGAACAAAATCAAAGACATCTGTTCTGGCGCACTGGATGCGGTCAAATCGTTCTTCGGCATCAAATCACCAAGTCGTGTCATGGCTTCAATGGGTAGCTTCTTGATGCAGGGTATGGAAAACGGCATCAATCGTGCTGGTGACGCAGTTGTGAACGCCGCAACCACCGTTTCTGAACGAATCAATGATGGAATGCAAGACAGCTTGCAAAGCGTGTCTGACGGCGCAAGAAACGTCGTTGGCGTATATCGTGGGATGTTCGGCACATTGAGCGCCATGAATATGCAGTCGGCAGCGTCATTGAACGGTACGGTATCAGCAATCAACAGTGCAGCCGAATCAGCACCAGAGGGTGGCGCAATAGCGCAAGCGCCTGTTCAGATAAATATTGACCAAAGCGGCATCATTGCACGTTCACGAAGCGAATTCCGTGACATCATGGCTGACGGCATCGAAGCGGTCAACGAAGATTTGCGTGCAAGAGGTTATCAGGAAATTGGCAACGGTAAAGTGAAAGGAATGAGTACACGATAATGGCAAACAAAGACATGTCAATCGTCGTTGATTCAACGGTCTTGCCGCTATATTCAACGTTGAAAGAACAAATTTCGTCGATTGAAAGCGAAAATGTGACGTTGGACGGCACTTTGTACACCGATTTCACATCAAACCGTCGTGCATGGGTCGTTGGATGGGAAAAACTGAAAGCTGAAGACTATGAAACCATTCGTGCGCTATACAATGCGCAGTATTCAACCGAAAGCATTCCGATTGTTGAAATACCTGAATATGGCATCACAGCACCGATGAAGCTGGTCATCAGTGACCGCAACATCAGATTGAACGGTGAAATCATAGAGGGGTTCAGCTTAACGCTTAAAGAACAATATGCTGTGAGTTAGGGGGCGAACATGCAAACAACGACATCAGCATTCACCAACAGGGCAAACGGCGCAATGCGCAAACTGACGCATCGTGCTTTGATGTCGTTTCCAAGGTCATACTTGCCATCAGTTACGTTCTTCACCATTGGCGTGTCAACCATTGGCGGCGCTGACATCATCAAAGGTGACGGCAGCGTCATTGCTGAATGGGATAAATACCAATATGACGATTATTCATACCGCATCAAAAGCATTGAAGTCACACGCACCGAAGAAAACTTCAATTCAACGTCACTGGCGCAAGCTGACATCGTACTTGAAAACCATGACAACTATTTCACACCGAACCGTGGTTCAGTCATTGATGATTTGATTTTGCCATACCGACCAGTGAAGCTATACGGTGGATTTGGTGACGAAGCCGTGCCGCAGTTCGTTGGCTTGACTGAAAAGATGCCGACTATCAATGAAAAGACCAAAGTCGCACAATTCCATTGCATCGACTTTATGTATTCATTATTCAACCGACCACTTGATGAAGCCGTGATGTATCAGGACATGCGCACCGATGAAATACTGGCGGCACTTCTGGTCGCATTTGGCATTTCACCGACACAATACAGCTTTGACGTTGGATTCAATATCATTGCATTCGCATTCTTCGACAAGGGTTCAAAGTTCGGCAACGTGGTCAAAGAGTTGATGGAAGCCGAAATGGGTCGCTTCTACATGGATGAAACAGGCGTCATCAGATTCAAGAACCGTCAAAACTATTCATCATCACCTGTATGGTTCTTCAATGAAACAAACATCATCGACATTCAGACCAGCAAGCAAGATGACATCATCAACGTCGTTGAAATCAAAGCGAATGTGCGTGAAGTGCAAGCGCTTCAAAAGTTTTGGGAATTGCAATCAGCTGTCAAAGTACCAGCAAATTCATCACTGACGATTTGGGCTGACTTCGATGACCCTGTGACAGAAGTCGATGACCCTGTGTACATAACCAGTGCCACAACATCACTATTCACTACCAACAAAGCCGAAGACGGTTCAGGTGATGCAGTCACAAGCAACTTTGTGCTTGATTCGTCATATCTGTTTTCAAAGTCATTCCAGATGGTGTTCGAAAACACCAACAGCTTTGACGTATACATCACCACGCTTGAACTGTTTGCACGACCAGCAAAGGTTGTCAAAGAATTGTATATTCGTGAAGAAGACACCACCAGCGTCGGCAAATATGACGAACGTGTTCTGACAATTGAAAATGACTTTTTCAACGAAGAAGGTGAAGCAATATCGAAAGCAAAAATCATACTGGATGATGAAGCAGACTATGCAAACACATTCATCATGAACGTCAAAGGCAATCCAGCGCTTCAGATTGGTGATGCTGTGAATGTTTCAGTATTTGGCAGCGCTGACACATACGTTATCAAGAAGATAGTGAACCGATGGGAAGCTGGTCGATTTTCGCAACAGCTGACGGTCAAAAAGAAAACGTTCAGAACGTTCTTCACTGTTGGCATTTCAACCATTGGTGGTTCGGATGTCATAGCGCCATGACAAGAATCATCACCACAGACAAGCGCACAAGGGTCAATGCAATACCATTTCGTGGTCAATGGTTTTCAAATCTGAACTATGGCGGTGTTGGCAATACATTGGTAGACGGTCAAGCAGATGGTGACTTGCGTCCATTTTCACTTGGCGGTGCGGCACAAATACGAATCTGTACGCCAGCAAAAGGTGATTTGATTGAAGCACGATTGACAATCAACGCCGTTGCGCCAGACACAGGGTTGTTTGACTTCTATATCTACATAGGGGAATTCGACACCGACGGCATCACACCAAAGACGCTGACAACAGCCGAAAAGCTTGCCAGCTGGAAAAGAATGACTGGATTCACCGAACCGATATTGTACGGAATGCAAGACAACATCTATTGGGATGGGCTGAACCTGTTTCCAGAGTTGCCGAAACGTGGTGACGCCAAATTCAATGAAGACGCATTCATTATTGGCATAGAATGTTTCATCAAGAATCCACCATCAGCGCCGTTTGTGCTGTATGACTTTTTTGTGGACTGTACGACACAGATTGCAGAGGTACGGAAATGAACAGCAACAGCGGTTGGAAACCAGTCGGAAGACCAGACGCCACGCTGGATGGTGGTTTCATATTCTACATGTATTGTGGTGGCAAGGGTGGTGGCGGTTGTCTTGACCCACTTGGCACGACTGGCATTGTGCTTGCATACCGTGTGCCACGCTTCATTGTGCGCAACCGTCGCATACTATTCGAAAACAAAGAATTCAACGGTGTGCGCATCTTCACTGATGCTGGTGCTGGTGGGCTGTGCAGCCACACATTGGGTTCTGAAGTCGGTTTCTACATGGCACTATCAGCTGACGGTCAATTGACTGACGCACAGGTCGTGCAACGTGGCAAACACATCACAGGCGCATTGCCGTTCGATATTGAGTTTCTTGCGAAAGACATTCCACAGCCAGCACAGGGTGCTGAATGGCTAGGGTACATATTTGTACACCTCTATTGGGGAAACACTGGCTATTTGAACGAGGGCGGTGAAATCGACCAATATTCCATGCGTATCAAAAAACATGACTATGATATACAGGTATAAACATGAGTGAATCAACAAAGAATCATTGGTTTCCGCAAACAATCCGTTCAGTCGGAATGGTCAACGTCACATGGTGCGGTGGCAAAATACTTCTGTATGTCATGCCGCCAGAGAAAGCATTGACGATTGAAAACTGTTTCGTTCACTTCAAAGCACGGTTCGACAGTGGCGTTTCAGCGCCGAACAGGGTGGTCAAGTCAATATCTGTGGTCGATAAGATTCCGCTATTCTACAACAGCAACAGTGACGTGAACTACATTCGCACGCAAGAATTGAACATTGCCGCTGATGTTGACCGCTATGTGGACATCAAAGTCGATATTTCGCACTTGCTGAAGAAAGACAACGTTCGATTCCGTGAATATTTCGATGACAACGTTGACGGCGCAACATACGTCATGATTGAACCAGCTGATGCACTGGTGGGTGTGTCAAATATTGGTACAATAAACTTATGGAAAATAGACAGCCAGTTCACTACACAAGGAATACGGTGATTGCACCGCATCCAAGTCGCAAGAATCTTGAACGGCGTTTTGCTGGCAACAAATTGAAAGAAACATCCATCGAAGACGGCGTGAATGTGACCACTGTCGAAGAAAAGGTGTGCGCTACATTACAATGCGTCTGGTGTGCAGCAATGTTTGAAGACTACGCAATCAGATGTCGTGTGTGTGGCAACTGTCAATATTGTGGGCGGTTTTGTGCCAATGCCAGCGGTTGCATGTTATGCGGAAACAAGTTGCCAGACGAACTGAAGTCAGACCAGCCACGGCGTGTTGTAAGATTTGAATGAAATGATGCTATAATCTAAACCATAAGGGAAACGAAAAAAACTATGCAAGCAAACGACCAAATCATCAATCAAATGTTGCGAAACTTGCCGCAAGACCAGCAAAATCAATTTGCCGCCATTTTGCGCAACGATGTCGCATACGAAGTCGTTTGCAATACTGAAGACCAGTACCGTGACGTTGAAGTCGAACACAAAGACGAAGACGGCAATGTTGTCCTGTACAAGACTGGCAAAAAAAAGGGTCAACCAAAGATGACCACCGAAAAGCAACTGGTTCAAGCTGGCACGAAAGGCGCTGTCATCGCTTTGATTATGAATGACGGTTCAGTTATGCCGACCAAAGATGAACACGGCGTGATGCACTTGCGCAGTTCAAGACGCCGAACAGACGGTGAATACGGTTTTGAATGCTGGTGCGGTCAAGACAGTCGCATCGCACCAAACGAACTTGGCATTTTGAAAGCTGACGGTTCACAGCCAAACAAAGAAGATATTTTCAACATGGCTGAAAATCTTCGCAAGCAGCCGCCAAAATACGCTACAATAAACGGTGAACGTGATGTTGATGGTTTCATCATCCGAAAGGTAGGAAAATAGAAAATGGCATACACAGCATGGTCGGTTGTATACGGTGAACAGCCAACAGCCGCAAAATGGAATCAACTAGGCACAAACGATGCTGGATTCAAAGACGGAACAAACATTGATGACAATGCAATATTGCAACGACATCTTTCTGACAATATAGTTGGTGTCAACGAAGTCAAGGCTGGTGCAATACTTCTTGGAAGTGCAAGCAGAACATCAAATTTTGCAACTACATCATCAACATTCACAGACGTGACAAGCATCACTTCAACAGTAACAGTGCCAAGTGGTGGTCGTGATGTAAAAGTATCATTTGAAGCAGACAGGTGGGCTTGCAGTTCAACTGGTGTTGGTGTATACGCAGCGCTTCTATATGACGGTGCAATAATAGGAACATACACGTTGACAGCACACAATACAGCAAACGGCGCAATTCCGCTGTGCTTCTTTGCAAAACACACACCATCAGCTGGTAGCCATACATACAAATTGCAAATCAAAACTGATGGTGGAACTTTGACCATCACAGCTTCAGCGACATCACCATCAATATTATTGGTTGAAGCATTATAGGGTAAGAAGATGGACTTGATGACACTTGTCCAAAACTTCGGCTTTCCAATAGCTGTTGCCGTCTTCTTCATCTGGATGTATGCGTCACAAGCCAAAGAACACAAGCAGGATTTGAAAGATATTGCCATCAAATCAGTACAAGCAATTGATGCTGGCACTGAAGCCATTAAAGATTCAACCACGACAATAGAAAGAAATACCACAGCTTTGAACCGTGTCGAAGTGCTATTGTCACAAAGAGGGCAACAAAATGACTTTGGAAACGGTAGTTGAAATGATGACGGCAGCAATCATAATCGGTATTATATTGGTAGGCGGTGGGTCACGCATGTACTTTCGCAAAAAGTTCAACGTTGCTGAACATTTCGAAGCATTAGACCAAGCCATCAAACGACAGGAAATAGCAAAAAGGAAGATGCACAATGTTCAAACTAAATAAAACAAAAATATTCAACCGAATCGCATGGTTCGACATCATAACCATCAGCGCCATCGTGTTTGGTACACTGGCGCTTCTTTCGCTTGTATACACATTCGCACGACCAATCAAACTGGCTGACATCAAAGTGCCAGTGGCAACCGACAAAGCTTCATACTACGCTGGACAAGAAGTCAGCGGAATATTCTTCGGTCAAACATATTACAAAGGTAGTGTCAGAATTCTTCGTGAAGTATTTTGCAGCAACTACAAAGGTGTCATCAAACCACCAGCAGAAGCGGCAGCTGGTGACTTCTTTGCTACACAGGCAACACCACGCAAGTTTGAGGGTGACACATTGAACATTGGGAAATTGCCAGACAATGTGCCAGTCGGTTCAAACTGTGTGATTCAATTCACCAATGTATACGATATTCAGACACCATTCGGTGTGCGTCACGAAGAAGTCCAATACTACACGCAAAACTTTTCGATTATCACACAGGAACGCCGCCAACAGCTTGATTCCGAAGCGGCAAAAGACAACAAAGCGCAACAGGAACAGTTGCAAAGCACCGATGGTGCGGATTCTTCAGAGGGTGGTGACAGTGGCACAAATACACAAACAAACAGTGCCAACTCGCAAAATTCAAACTCAAATTCCACTTCACCATCCAACCAAACGCCAAGCGAACCAGTGCAGCCGCCAGTGACATGCCGTGTCAGCATACTTGGCTTCATCAAGTTCGGATGCAATCGGTGATACAATAAAAGCACAACCAACAAAGAAAGGGGTTTGACGATATGTCACAAATAACAGTCGCAGACATCAGTCGTTGGCAGTACACCATCGACTGGAATCAGTTCAAAGACGCCATTCAAGGTGTCGTTATAAAAGCAGGGGGTGCAGATGCAGGAATCTACACAGACCCACAACTTGGAAGAAATAAAAGTGAAGCACGCAGATGTGGCGTGCCAGTTTGGTACTACTGGTATAAGGGGGCTTCTGGTACGGCAGCACAACAAGCTGACGCATTTCTTGCAGCCATTGGGGATTTGCGTGATGGTGAAGCACTTGTTCTTGATGACGAAAACGAAGCAGTCGTGAATGTTTCATTCGTGTGTGCTTTTGCAGACCGCATCAAAGAACGAACAGGGCGCATCATTGTTTTGTATTCTAACCAAGCACGTTTTGTTGGAAATCTTCAGCCAATAAAAGACAGAAATATTGGTGCATGGGTTGCAAAATATGGTGCAAATACTGGAACTGTTGCTGGTGCTGGAAGTGCGCCAAGCATTCCAACATTACAAATCATGATGTGGCAGTACACTAGCCGTGCAGTAGTCGCTGGTGTAACACAGAACACAGTTGACTTGAATGTATTCTATGGTGACCAGAATGCTTTCCGTGCATACGGAAATGGCAAGCCAGTGGACACAAAACCAAGTCAGCCAGAATTGCCAGCACCAAATCCAATAAGCGGTGTATATATAGTTGTGAAAGGTGACACACTTTCAGGTATCGCAGCACGATTCGGCACAACGTATCAATATTTGGCTGAAGTCAATGGAATCAGCAATCCGAATGTCATCAACATTGGACAAGTCTTGAAAGTACCAAATGCTGGAAATACAGTGCCAACACCGTCAGCCACACAATACACAGTAAAAAAGGGTGACACGCTATCTGGAATAGCTGCAAAGTATGGCACGACATATCAGGTGCTTGCACAAATAAACGGAATTGCAAATCCAAATGTCATTTCTGTTGGTCAAGTGCTGACAATACCAACAGAGGGTGCAGCAACCAGCACCGTCTACACAGTCCAGCGTGGTGACACACTTTCAGGTATTGCCGCAAAGTACGGCACTACATACGCAGCACTGGCACAGCGAAATGGAATCAGCAATCCAAATCTTATATACGTTGGTCAACAAATAAGGGTAAACTAGAAAGGAAACAATATCATGAATGTAGTTGAATTCTTGCAAACCATAGTGGTCAGCGGTGCAGCCGTCACAGCCATTGTGCAATTCTTGAAATCAAACTTTGTGCCAGCCACGGTGTTCAACAAATACCCACGGCTGACAACGTTCTTCGCATCGTTAGCAGCAACAGCATTCGCAGCGTGGCAAAAATGCCAAGACATCGTTGCAGGATGCCAAAGCTTGTTTCAGCAACCGCTTGATTATGCAGCAGCAGTCATCGGCATCTTCTTGATTGCCGTGATACTGTACAACAACGTATTGCGTGACAAGCCACAAAGCTGATAGAATTGTTTTTGTCGTTCGTGGCGTGTCAGCCATTGTCCAAGCGGTGTGTTGCACCGTGCTGACGCCAGAAGAACGCACCAATCTGTGTGGGATTGAGTTTGAAACATGAAAGCCGCTGAAATATGCGGTTTTTGTGTACCTCTGGAAAGTATAGAAAAGTATTGACAAATATGACAAAGTGCGCTATAATGTATACAGAATCGAAAAGAAAACAAAAACGATTCGAAAACACCTCTGGTTGTGATATACGCCGCATTGAACTGTTGAAACAGCATCAATCATAAGTCGAACAAGCAACAATTTCACAGGGGTGTTTTTCATTTCAGTGTGGAAAAGTACAGAAAAGTATTGACAATCATGAATCGTTCAGCTATACTGTAAGCATAATCAATGAAAGGTTATGACGATATGAAAACAATCATTGTGGCAGAATTGCCAAAGCACAAAGTCGGAACGAAATTTACATACCGACACGGAAAGAACAAGTTCGATGCTGAAGTCATTGGCTATCACATCGAACACAACACAGACACCAAGCGCACAGAAGTCACATACCGTGCGAAATACGAACTTGCTGGAATGCAGACGATGTTCGTGACAGTTGCACGTTCAACAGTTGACATGTCGGTCATGGGGGCAAAATAATGAATGCAACTATGACTGACGAACAGCGCAAGATGCAGCGTGAAGCATACGAAGACAAGCACTACAAAGAAGAAACTGACTGTCCATACGCTGATGGTCACAAAGCCATTGTGTACAAGCAGGGTCATCGCTTTGCTGGCATTATCGAGTGCGAAACGTGCGACACTGAAGACAGCTGTGAACATCCAGAAACACACGTTGAAGCTGTCGAATATGACGTGTTTGAACCAGTCTATGGTCACGACACACGCACATCCAATATCTATGTTTGCGACATTTGTGATTGCCAAGCGGATGGTGACCCAGACGTGGATGCGGCTGATGACGCCGCTGACAGGGCATACGATGAATGGCGTGATAATCAACTATAAAAGAAAGGGGTTGTCATGAAGACTACCGAAACCAGAACCAAGAAATACAAAATCAACAAAGACTTGATTGTCACGGTCAAATCAGACCCGATTGAACAAGACGGCATGATTGAAACATGGAAGAACACCATCACCATCAAGCACACAGTCGAAAAGCTTGAACCGATGAAGTTCAAAGACGTGGCGGCAATCCGTGAATTCATGGACAATCTGGACATGCAAGACAGCCAATTGCCACTGATTCCAGAGGAAGATGAAGAAGACAATGAGTGACCAAGCAACACTATTCGATAGCTATGAAATCACCAAGGTTGAAAACATCAGCAAGATGCCAACCGACCAAGCTTTCCGTGAATTTCACAAAGCGAATCCATGGGTTGTGAAAGAGTTGGAAAAGATAGCATGGGAAATGTTGCGCCACGGTCACAAGAAAATCGGCATCCAAGCTTGCGTTGAAATATTCCGATGGGAAACCAGACGCCACACCATCAGCAAAGATTTCAAGATGAACAACAACTTTGCTTCACGATACGCCAGACTGATACACGACAGGAATCCACATTGGGGTCAAGTGTTCGAGTTGAGGGCATTGAAGTCATGAAGAATATGATGGACAAAATCTGGAACAATCCGAAGTGGTTTTCAATCACCGTGGTCGTTCTATCAGTCACACTTGGCGCTGGATTCGTATTTGCCATGGCACACGCACTTGGTGATGTGAATCGGCAAGTCCAGACGGTCAATGAACCGTCTTCACAGCCAGAACCGCTGAAATCGGCTGAAACAACGCCACAGGAAGCGCCAGAAGCGCCGCAACAAGTCGAAGCGCACAATGTGCCGACTGTACCGCAAACAAAGCCACAGGCGCAGCCAAAACAAGCGCCAGCCACTACACAGCAACCGCAGCCATTGAATTGTCCAGCTGGAACATACGATGCTGGTGGGTTTTGCAAGAATGAACCAACTGGTTGTCCATTCGGTGATTCAATTCCATTGGATTCACCAAAGTGCGCACCACCAAGCGATATTGAATGCAACGCAGACTGGTCGGTCTGTACAAAGAAAGGGGAATGACATGAACGAACCATATTCAGAACACTTCACAGTCGGTGACAGTCGCATGATGGTGTTTGCAATGCAACACGATGACGGCAAGCTGGCATGGATTATCAGTTCAACAGACCACAATGTTCAGATTCAAATATCTGGTCAAGACGTTGCTGGTCTTCACGAACTCAAAGATTTGAAGAAAGCCGTTGACGGTGCAATCAAGTTTTTGAACGATAAACACAAAGAATTCAACGGTGGAAAGGAAAAAAACAACGATGAAACCACAAAATAGAACGTTATTGCACGCAGCGGCAACGATACTTGTGTTCGGCACATGTCTTGCATTATTCACTGGCATATCAATCGGACTGATGATTGTCGGCATTCTGTGGGCTTTCCAGCTGTTCTTCAGTGTCGGCTGGTGGGCTGGACTTGCGACATTCGCTGTGATGCTGGCGCTGTATGCCACAATACTATCATTCGGTCTTGAACTTATGGAAAGGAAAGAAACATGAACATTGAAGCAGACAAA